CTCAAAATCGCTCCCCATCGCATAGTCCAGCTTTGGGGTAGGGCTCGTAGGTGAATGTAACTGCATCCCCACGCGGTATTGAGACAGGCCATGATTGGCAGTGACTGTGACGGTCACAGACAGATCCATATACCCGACCCAAGATTCATCCCCATAGTCGATACCTAGAAGACTTACCCCAGGTATAGGGTAGTCACCGGTCACCCCACCCATATCAAGGATACATCTGTCGTGTTTGGACGCGGAGGCGGTAGACATCGGGAGTCCCGGCATAGACTGTGTTTGGTCCTGCGCCGCAGCCCCCGCAAAACGCATTAAAACCTTGTCTATAGGCATAGTTACACCAGAGCGGAAAACGCCAAGGAAGACCTGTTCTCGAGTACTTGCACATACGTGTCAGGAGGTACCGTACGTTTTACCCAGAATGCCCTGTAGGCGCCAGGAGCTAGATTACCTAGAACCAACGCCCCTGACTGCGTGATGGGGGCCGACCAGGATATAGCCGAAAGCACCCCGGTAGTATCTTCTTCGTTTAGCAACTGCAACGCGGTTCCATTGAGACCGGAGGGGTCTAGCGCGATTTGCAGGGTGTCCGCTCCGTCCGGTTGCTTCTTTATCCACAGCTTGACATCGATAGCTGTGCCTGTAGCGGCGGTGTTTCGTAGGTAGAAACAGCGGTAGTCCGCGTAGCCGCTCAGAGATTGTGCAGGTGAAATGTTGTCGAACGTGCGATTCGTGGCTGGCGATATATTGATGGAACTATCGATAGTCGCCGCAGGTAGGGTAGCCGTAACCTCCACGATGAGGTACCCGCTACTGTCCCCTAGCGTGTATATGCCGTTACCTACGACAGGTACGCCGATGAAGGTGGCTCCCCCTGGGCGGCGCCACAGCAACTGCCCCGAGCTATTGACCCAGCGAAGGGTGCCCGCCCCGTAGGCCACATGCCCGCGGGCGTCAAGCACAGCAATACCCGCAATCAGTGGCGAAGGCGTACCTGCAATCTGCGATACCACGGAAGCCGCCGCTGCTAAGGAGATACTGCCCCCTATAGACATCGCTTGGTCCACGTTAGCGGACCCGCCCGAGTACATAACCTTGAGTTCACCTATCGTAGCCATCTAGCTAACTCCTATCTGGAAAAACCGTATGTTATCACCTACTGCCTTACTAAGTTCCGTAAGGTCTCCGGCGTCGAGGTGGTTGTAGTACTTCAAATTACCTTCAGAGTCTCGGTACGCCATAGAGAATACCAGATTACCGTAGTCATCTACCCCGGAACCTAGGTCTCGATACCCGTTTGAAATCGATTGCAAAACCTCATACACGGGGGCCATGTCAGTATCTAGTTTGTATTCGGTACTGAACTGGTGGAAGTCTACCGGGTTAGGTACGTTCGCCGGCCATCTAGTCTCCGCGAACGCAGGCATATACCAAAGACCGTCTAGGACCGTGTACTCTTCGATGTGGGTGTTACCCCACTCATATTGCCCTTGCGCCACCGCAGTACCCGGAGCCCACACCTTGGTATAAGAGAAGCCTTTTACTGCCGGTGCGGTGACTTCTTGCGGCTGCTTGAACGAATACATGGTTGTATATTCCGCCTCTTTCGGCAGGTACAACTGCTCGTACACGTACCTGTCGAGTAACGGCGTGCTATACCCAGCGTAGATCTTGTAGTCTACAAAACTGGCTAGGTATTTGTGTCGCAGATCTACTACGTGCGGGTGTTGTATAAGAGCAAAGACAAAGAAGCTAAACGGATCGTCCGGGTCCTGGATTCCTGTCTCAAACACTGATCGGGTGCCAGAGAATCTACGATACGCAGCGTGTCTATCATCACCCGGCAATACGTATGCCGCCTCCTCGTTGTACCCGAAAGTGACGGCTGTAGCGCCGTACGGGTCCTGCACGGTAGCCACGTCGAGGTTTAGCCCAGCTACGTGCTGCATATCGCCGTAGATATCCCCGGCGTTTACGTACGCTTCGTTTCCTGGGGGGAAGTCGGAGACACTGTCCAATCCTTTATAGAAAAAATGGTTGTGCCTCAGCGAGTGCGAGATCTCGTACACAAGCTCCACCTCTTCGTCATCTACGAAGTCGGCAGCTACCACCAAGAAACCATTCATAGTCATACGCTGCCGAATCGTAACTACTGCCCAGCGGTGAAACAGTTCTGGGGAGGTGTCGGAAGGCCAGCGCGTAAGGTTCTCCCAATCCGCCTCCCTGATAGTTTTGGTGGTGACTACTACAGTGAACCCTGGACCCCGCTGCCCGCTATCCTCGTAGCTTGCGGAGTACATATCCTCTGCGATAGTTACAGTGAATTTGTTATAGCTCTGCTGTAGTTCCAGGTTGCCTAGGATGTCTATGGTGGTTCTGCATTCTCGCACAGTCACCGCCTTGGAGCCCGACCTATTGAAAAACCACGGCACTCTGGCGTCGGGTACTGTAGCCCCGCCGAACTGCGAAGCTATGGACGCGGAGAAAGAGCCGATAGTCAACCAGCCCGTAGGGTTCTCCTTCTCGTCATATGGTTCCATCTCTCGCGCACGAAACTCTTCGGAGTACCCCCGCCGTGTGACCCCATAACTAAACGAGGGGATCACCTTGCGATATACATACTCTCCTTGCGAAGCCTGACATATTGCGATGAGTACTATTGTTGGCGGTCCAGGCGGATTACCATCGACGGGCTCAGGGACCTCTACTCGCAGCGCTGCCCCCAGAACGGGATAAGGGGCTACCGCAATGCAGCGCCCCTCCATATACACATTGTTGTGGTTTTCGGCAGATCCGTACCGGAACGCATCCGTCCCGAAATACCGGGTGACAGGGCCATGGTAGGACAGCCGGTATCGCCCCTTCGCTAGGTTAGCAGTATCTTTGTAAGGGCCGAACCAGTCTATCTCTCCGTAGAAGAAGTCACCCGGAGTATGGTTAATTCGCCATGCTGGCTCGGTGTCACCGCCCCACCCGATGAATCTGTACGGTCCCTCTCCCCCTGGCTGTCCGGGGAGGACAAGTTCTCCGGTGTCTGGATCACGTACTGCGGTCCAGCCTGCATCACTACTATCCGACCTCGGGAAGATAAAAAAACCTTTGAGGGCGGGGACTTCGTATTTTGTGATTGTTCCATACGGGGATATGAAGTTATACATGGGTTAGCTTTCCGGTAGTATTTCTTCCCTCGATGCAGCTATCTTGTACATATACTCCGCTACTGCCTTCAGGTTCTCTGGCAAGTTTTCGCTGAATACAGTCGTGCACTCCAAGGGTGTAGTGCTAGGGCCCGGCTCTACATACCACTCTTTACCATCGACCATCACCGGGCCCCCCGCCTGCTTATCCTTGTCCAACATAGGGGGGTTAGCGAAGTCTACTATCTGAAGCTCCCCGCCCGCAGTCGCTACGCAGATACGGTACACGACAGGGATCTCTATAAGTGGGGTGGTTACGTTCTCGGGTCGCTCTTTGAATATCCCCTCCTCGGACACGTATGCAGTACCTACTACACGGAAGTATTCGCGGTAGTAGATAAACGGAAGCGCAGTAGATATCGACTTACTCATTTGCGAATTTCCTGTTCCGCGACTTGGTAGATGGGGGACTCACCTCCAGCCTTGCCACCCGTCCATCAGGAGTCTTTGCAAGCAAAATTGCTTCTTTCCATGCCCCTTTCACTCCATCCCATTCAAAGCTGAAAACGAAGCAATCGTACGAGGTAGTGTACTCCGCCTCCACTACTGCGAGAGAAGGGCTAGGAACACCATACAAATCGACCAGCGCTACTTCGTCGGGGCCTAGCTGGCGAGGGCGCGGGTTCGAGTACCCTAGACCGGTGTCGGACAGGTCAACATCTATAACTTCGCTCCCCGGCCCAGTAGGGTTGATAGCTCTCCCTTCCGAGTAGCGACGATACCTGTCGCGGATGGGGTAAAGATTGAGCGTGGCTAGAGCTACCGCACCTACCGGGGTATAAGACAGAGATTGAGATGAGCGCCCGTCGAAAGAGAGTATGTCTTTGACCGGCATTGTCTCTTTCTTGGTTGTAGCAGAGGCGGAACCACTGGTAGTAAACACCTCCGCCCCCGCGGAAGCCGGGAATACTCGGACTGTACATTCACACCACACCGAGTTGCCATCTACGGACGATACAAGCCGTACCGGGTAGTCTGGGTGTATGTCCATGCTGAGCCTGGGCAGAACCCTATCGCTCTCCGTGCCTGTCACTCCCCCCGCGCCGCCCCAACTGCATTCTGGACCATCCATCACCAAAGTAGCGTTTGCGTTCTTGTTGAAATCGATTGCAAAAACCACGCCGTCAGAAAACGTCTTCGGTCTATCCGTAATCTCGTTCCCTTCGTTGTCGAAGTCCTTCGGCGGATTGAGCGGGCACGTACCGGTAAACGTGTATAGGAACAGCCGGTAGGGGGCGTCAAATTTCACTTCTATAGCCGCATAGACAGAAGAGCCTGCGGTGACCGTCTTCCGGACACTGTCGTAAGCCAGTGTAGGGCGTGCGCTAGCCCCGGTAGCGGTGAACGACCTCCCTACAATACGAACCGTCACGTTCGTAGCCCATGGCGGTATAGATGCGGTGGGGCTGTCGGGGGTGATAGTCACGGTCTCTATCACGCCTTTCTCTACCCCAGTACCTATCTCCGTCATGCTGCCTGTGACCGCAAACACTTGAGGATCTACGTTCGGTCCATGGTACAGGCGTACATGCGTTTTGTCCTGGGCGCTTACTCGATAGGGTGCGGTGTAGTACGTCTTTGACTCTACGGGCCTCTCTGTGTCCCTTTCGAGACGTATGGTTTTACCTTCATCTTCGGGGTCGCGGAAGGTAACAGTGGTATTGGCCTGCAAAACTCTAGTCATACTACACCTCCCTCTTACGCGCTTTCGCCGTCCACTGCCACAATGACCGAGTTACCTGACAAAGACCCAGCATTGGCGGGGATAACTCGGCGATACCATAGCGGTACTGCTGCCGGCAGAGTGCGGAACGTTACCGTGTTGCCTGCAATGAAAGAGCCGCCCCAGCACGCACTGTTAAGTGTGAAATATGGGCGTCCTAGCGATCCATTGGCCGGGGAGAAGTTGCTGGAGGTGTTGCCGGTACCGACAGACCCTGTCGTGGTCCCCGCGCACGTAAACGACGTAGCACTGAGGAACGTGATAGTCCAATCGTCGTACACACCGCCAATCCCGTGCACGCGCAGATTGTTCGATGCGGGGGAGAACGTACCAGAGCCCATGGAGCCGCCAACATTCTCATACGCCCCTACGATGTCCGCAGGTTCATAGACCGAAGCCACCCGAGTGTTGGCGTTGTTGTAGGCGTTGACCAGCGGCGCGGTAAGCGTGAGGGTAGCCGTATTACCTACGTACGAAACACCGCCGCCTGCGATGGTGGCGTACTCGACTGTGCCAGGTACGGCATCGACCGTAGCCTTGTTCGATATACGAATAAGGTCACCCGGCTTGAAGTAGTCCAGGCTAGCGCCTTCGGTATTGACCTGGATGGAGCTAGCCCCGCCGATCACGGATACAGCCAGACGCCCCGCACCGAATACGCGAGAGGGTGCGATACCGGACTGCGTGTCGGTGTGGGTGCCCGGAAAGATCACGATAGCATCATCTCCTGGGGTAGGCGACTCAACAAAGAACCGCGGGCGGATCAGGGCCAAACTGTCGTCGTTGGCTACGTGTACAAACACCTTCATGTGTTTGGTGGACCCGGCCACGCGCTCTGCGTGAGGCACATCCGGCCACAAGTTATTCTTGACGTTGTTGGGGATAGACGTAGCAGTCATCCGCCCGCCGTTGCTGGGCGAGTCCGGATTCATGACTGCGGCTCTACGCCAGATAACCTCGTTTGCTTGGATACTCATTGCCTCTCCTACACTGTGTAAAGTTTGATACTTACGCGGAACAAATCACCGACCAAAGGAACCGACCGCGATACCACGGCAGGTTGTGCCGAAAATGCGGGCGGGTCGTCGTGTCTGAAAGCTACTTGAAACGTCTGTGCGCCGATTACCAGCGGGTATGTAGCGCCAAGCACTTCGGCCATTGCCTGTAGCTGCTCCACCACACTCAGATAGACGCACCCCTGGTCCTCCAAGGACTCTAGCGTTATAGGTCTCCCGGAGAGTAGCTGGGCATTGTACACAACCAGCTTTCCCCCGAGAGTCCTACTTGCTCGCTGCATCACAGAGGCGTACTCGAATTTATCCGTCCACACGATGCTGGAAGGTATGAGTACGCCCCCGATAGTGACGGCCATTACATGCTCCTTTTAAGTTCCATAAGCGCATCCGTAAGGTTGCGAACCTGCTCCCTACTACCAGTAACCTTCGCTCTCGGCTTACCGTTGAAAGATATGTCTAGCGACACTTCTTCTACCGCCTTCGTCATGCCGGCTACCACAGGCGCTAGTATAGCCGGAAGTTTGGCGGGTGTAGCTATCGCGGGGCGAGACACCATAGAAGGTAGCTTACCTAGGTACCCGCCACTGTTGAACCCTGGGACCATATCTTTCAGGTTAGCCCCGGATTTTGCAATCGTTTGCAAAAACTTGAAGAATCCAGGCCCGAACATCCGCACTGTCAAAGCATCCATGACAAACTCACCGTGCGATAGCCACGATAGGATGGAGTCACTTCGGCTGGTTCCCGCCCCGCGTATCGGCCCGCCGTCCCTGTTGTTTGCGGGGACCATCACCGCTCCGTTGCTGCCTTTGACGTTGGCTGTCACGTCTACCTTGAACTTGGTACTCTCAAGAGCATCGTTGATACTGCCTACTAGAATGTCGGGGTTAGCTTCAACATTCGCCTTAGTTTCGCCAGGAACTAGCACGTCAGAGATTTGTACGGTAACCCCTTCGCTTAGCTGCTTAGTTAGTATGCTGGTGAGGGAAGCTATTTCTCCGTTAACCGCTTCACTGAGGGCCAGTCGTGGGGTAACTATCTCTGCGTCTTTGGCCGCAGCATTCCATGTATCCGTGAACGCCTTAACATCTTGCGCCGCCTTCACTGGGTCATACCGAATACCCGCCACATCCACCAGACCATCGCTGATCCTAGTACGCAACCCCTCTACCGCTGCCTGTATAGCCGGGTCGCTAAATGCGGCTGCGATATTGCTTGCTACGTCTTGGGCGGATACCCGAGACTCCAACATCATGCGGCGTAGCCCGTCCAGGGAGGTGTTGATCATCTGCTCCGCATTAGCTCTACCTGCCTGAAGCTCGTTAACCAGCGATTCCATCTGCCGCTGTGTGCCTTTAAGGCCATCGACCTTTAGAGCCCCCGAACTGCTAGTAAGCTGTGTCAGTATGTCTTTCAGCGGGCGTAGCTCCGCCTCGGTAACTACGATAGAGCCTCCAACCGGCTTGATGTCCGCTAGACTGGAAATCGTGGACCGCATCTGCGCTATCTTTGCCTCAAGCTCAGAAGTACGGGCCTGCAACGGAGATATGAGTTTGTCCCTATCCACGTCTGTCAGCGCAGGGTCGTTAAGCTGCGCAGTAAGGTTTGTTATTTCCTTCTGTAGCGCCTTAGCCTCTGCTGTTTGCTCCTCGAAGTTCGACTTCAGGCGTCCCTCTAGGGCAGTAGATTTCTGTAGCTCACCTATCTCTCTGAGTTTGCGCGCACGCTCCTCGTACTCCTTATTGAGTAGGTATCTACGAGTCTCCGCTACCTTATAGCTTATGCGCCCCTCGTCCTCCGCGATGTCGATGATCTCTTGCTTCTTCTGCCTCTCAAGGTCTAGGTCAAACAGTTTGCGGTCTGTTACGTTGTCTATCTTGCGGTTGGCAGGCGCCGCCTCCATATCCTGCCGGTTACTCTTGATTTTGGCGTCTATCTCTAGGAAGAAGGCGACTAGCGCGTCAAGGTCTCTACGGTTCTGTGCGATAGCTTGAGCTACAGCATTCTTCGCCTGCTCCGCAGCCACCTTGGCGCTATCTGCCCACAACCCGTACCCGCGTGCCATCTCCCGACCGAACACTAGCTGGCTAGCTAGGCGGTTTTGCTCTTTTACGGTGTTTACAACGTTACCAGATCCTTGCATGTATGCCTGTAGGCCGCGAGCGGCCATCGCACCGTCCCGAGATACAGATCTAAGGAACGCCACGATATCTCCGCTAAGAATGGCGTCTGTCAGCGCTTTAGTATCGGCGCCCGCCAGACGTATCGCCGCTCCGGTATTTTGGAACCGCCGACGTAGCTCCTCCAGAGTACGCATACTTTCGTTAAGCGCAGATTGCATTTCTACCAGAGACCTTCTTTGCTGGTCGGTCATAGATCCGGTCTGGGCATCCGGGCCCATCTCGGCTTTCATACGATTCAGCGCGTCGCTCAAGGAATCCACTATCTGCTTTTGGTCTCTCAACCTACGCAAAAGCTGGTCTCCCCCGAACCACTCGGTAGCCGCGGACTCGTCTAGGACCGACAAAGAGGCGCGTAGCGTCTTGGACTGAGCATCCAGAACCGCATACCGCTGCTGTTCCAAGTCGCGCAACTGCTGCGAGCGTAGCAGATATTGTTCGATTGAAATCGATTGCAAACGCTGTTGTTCGGTCAAGCGTTCCTGCTGTGCTGCTGTAAGCCCGACAGTGCTCGCCATTTTCTCCAGCGTAAGTATCTCGCCTGGATCAAACATGCGGTTACGATCATCTTTTTCTTGTAGCTCTCGTATCTCCTTCATGCGCTCGTACAGAGCGTCTAGCTGTGTCTGGAAAGCGACTACCCCTTTCACTCCCTCAACGAATGCTTCGGAGGAAGTGATACCCATATTGGACCCGAACTTACCGCCTTCGCGGACTCGCGTATAGAACTGGGCTAGGGACTTCTCCATGTTTGCAAGCTTGCCGGCAAAACTCTGGTCATCCAGAGCTACCGTAACGTCTATCTTGCCGAACCTGTTGCCGAACGCCTCCGCTTGTGCAAACAGACGCTCACGCGCTTTCAATTGCTGCTCTACTAGCTTAGCTTCTGCGGCTAGCTGGGAGGACTCGCCGAAGGTAGGCAGTTTCAAGCCTGTCATCTTCGACACCCACCGAATCGCTTCGTCCGCAGCCCCCTTTATCGCATCCTTCCATCCCAGCATATCGGCTATAAGCGTGGCGATATCGAATATCACCCAAGCCACGAAGAACCGAGAAACTACGGAGGATAGTACCTCCATAGCTCTACCCGCTAAAGATACGGTAGCGCTGACGGCGGAAATCCCTCTCGATAGCACAGACGCGGCTACACCAAGAGCCCCTATCGTCCTGTACGCTACGGTCAGGTCTACCGCCATTCGGGTAACCGATATAGTGAGCGTCTGGACTGCTCGGTTAAGCACGCCCATCTCTCTGGTAGTGCTGAGTATCGGCCCGCTAGGCATGCTGCCTATGAATGCGCTGTACCAAGAGCGCTTGAACGCGGCTGTGGTCGTGATAACCGTGTTCATCTCACGAGAGATTTGGTCTCTATCGACGCGTAGCTGCTCGATTTCCCCTCGCAAGAAACCTTCACTGGCTCGTGTGGTCCTGCCATAGGCACGCAAGCGCTCTACGGACTTGGCGTAGCTAGCGGTCAGGCCCTGCATAGCCTGCTCCATAGCCGCACGTTCCCTGGCGATAGCCTGGGTGAAGTAGCTATTTGCTCCCCCAGCCTGCCGCCCTATGCTAGCCATCTGCGCCTGGGCTTTACGTGCCGCATCTGCGCTGCCGGAAGTTATTGCAGCCTCTAGAGCGATCTGTGCCTGAGTACGCGCGCTAGCTAGTGCGATAGATTTTTGGGTGTATCGCTCCTCCAAAGAGGAAATACGCTGGAGCATACCTGCTCGCGCAGTCATCAAAGCCGTCCGTTGCTTCTCGACGTTTGCCTCCAGCGCAGCGTAGCTAGTTGTAGATGCAGCGCGTTGCTGCTGAAGAGCTATCTGCCTGTCCAGAATAGCCTTCTCCACAGTACCTAGCCGTGCAGCATTAGCGGCCCTTTGGTTCTCTATGGCGACTTCTTGCTCAGCAACATCTCGCCTACGGGAAATGTAGGTATTGAGGGCCTGTATAGCCCCGTCCATAGGCCGGGAGGCGGGAGTAGCGGTGGTAGCTTGTAGGGACGTTCTGAGAGAGTTACTGGCTATTTTTACTGCGGCAAAAATCATCGGTATCGTCTTCATGATACCTATGATTGCCAACAGCCCTGCGATGTCGAACAGAGTGCCCCAATCTACCTGACTACCAGAGCCCGACGAAGACAAAGAGGCGAAGGTGCTTACTACCACATCGCCTAGAGCCACCAGATTACCGATGAAGCCGGCGAACCCGTCCACGAATTGCTGGCTAGATACAGTGTCGCCGACCGACTTGAGGATGTCGTTTATCGCCCGTAGGGCTTGGTCTCCACCCGCAATAAACGCAGAGTTGACCTTGTTCTTGAAAATGTCGTACTGCGCTATGGTCCCGGACAAGACGTTTTGCTGTTCGCGGATAGCGGAGGTGCCCTCCAACCACTCCCTATTTGCCTCTCGTAGCAGAATAGCCATACGCGAGCTATCACCCAGACGCAATTGGTTCTGCATCTTGGTGACAAGCTCAAATATGCGCCCGCCGCCGGTAAGTTCTACCTTGGCCTTGGACGCTACTTCGCTTGGCAGAGAATTGAGTCGGGTAAGAAACGAGGTGAGAGCAGATATACCGTCGTTGTTTATACGGTCTATCCACTCGCCCGTACTCACGCCCATGAACGCTGCAAAATCTGCCGCGGAGGACTTCATGTCCGCGAATATTTTGGTGATCGACGTACCGGCAGTTTCGGCTGTCACGCCTAGGTCAATGGCGAGAGCCGATAAGGCTGCGGACTGCGCGAATGTTACAGACCCACCCAAGTCGCCTATACGTCGCTGGACATCCAAAATCTCTTCTGCTGTGGCAGTAGATATATTGGATAGCTCATTGATAACCGCGACAGCATTCCGGAACTGACCTAGCGGCAGGTTAAAGATGTTTACCAGTTTGCCGAGCGCGGGAGCGGCTTGATCAGCAGAAACATCTAGAGCGGTAACCGCGCGGGATAGTTCCTCGGTAAACGCCAGCAACGCCGCGGGCCCTTGCTCCCCGACACCCATCTGCCCGCCCAGAGCCGCAATACGGGCAAGCTCGTTGACCGCCACGTCTGTGGTTTTGGATAGCTCTATAAGCCCGGTCTTCAGGGTACCGAGTGCTTCTGCGGTGAAGTCTGTAGTTTTCTTTACTTCCAGCAATTGCTGTTGGAAGGTGGCGGCGGACGCTACAGGAAAACCTACGACAGAAAGAACTGTGAGGGCGGAACTAACCGCCCCCACAAAACGAATCACTCCGGATTCGATAGACTTCAAGACGGGGGATAGGTTGTCTACCCCGTCTATGGTTACGCCTAGTCGTTCATTCGTCATCTCTATATCCCGCGAGTCGTAAAAGATCCGACAGGTGGGAATTTAGAGGGCTGTCTGAAGACTTACTATCGGAGAACAGCCCGCCTACACCCGTCATGGTATCGACAATATACGCTAGCCGTCGTTCAGCGTCTAGGCGTAAGGCCGCAATCGTAAGTATGCGAATCTGGTCTAAGTCGTAGTCAAGTACATCTTTCAGGGAGTGCCCGTAAGACACAAGTAACGCTATGTCGTCGTCTAGTGTGTGCTTACGGGTTTTCTGCTTACGCCCCTTTACTCGCTTGCTGTCTGCGGGAGGAACGCCGGCCCCAGGCGTTCGGAGAAAAAACGCTTGTTGACCTCGATAATCTTCAGGATCAGCAAGAGGTAATCGTCCCCGTCCAAATCCATAACTTCTTCGACGCTAAGCGAGCAATGGTTGGCGACATGCTCAGGTAGGTCACGGGCGAATTTTGCAATCAATTGCAAAAGTTGCCCTACATTGTCGCGGTCCAGGAATTCAAACCCTAGCGTGGCACCGGGGACCTCTGCCAGACCCGTAATGATCCGAGCAATTAGCTCGGCAGTGGCGGGGATATGCCGCGCCTTCGTTTTGTATATGACGCACTCGGTACCGTCGCTCAGTACAAAGACGGTAGGTGCCGGGTTAAGTTGCTCGCTCATATCTATACCTTACCTGTAAGAAAGAAAAGGCCCCCGAAGGGGCCTCCAAAACGCTGCCGATTAGGCCGCGATGTTGCGCTGCACGAAGAAGCGAGACTTACCGACACCGGTAATGAACGGATCGGCAAGGAGCGAACCGGTCACATCGACTTGTGCTAGCTCTTCGTTGATCAGGCCGTAACCGGTCAGGGGGTCAAACTGGCAACGGTAGAGATCCACGATAACGCGAGAATCATCAACCGTATTGAGACCTTCGAAGCGCAGATAGCGTTCGTTGGCGCTGGATTGGGTGAAAGCGTCCAGGCGGTCGTACCCGCCATACGTGTAAGCGACGGTCACCTCGTCACCCTGAGCCACGTTGGTGGTTGCCGTCTCCGGCCAAATAATCACGCCATTCTCCGCATCCAGCGTATAGTCGGTACCTGCGACCAGCGGGGTAGCGCCTTCGGTGATGGTAACCGCGGAAACCTTGGGGTGCGCCAAGGGAGTACGGAGACCCAAATAGACCTTGAGAGTTTCCGCTGCGACCGTACCGCCAGCCACCGGGGCGGAGGAGCCCATCAGGCCGAGAGCAAGGTTTTCCAGGGTGATGGATTCCATCTTGAAGGTGAACTTGCCCTTCCGCTCCTTGTTGATGATCAGGTCCAGGCCGCGAGCGCCAGTCTCCGATTCCTTGTGTTCGAAGTTGGTGACTTCGATGTCGAGGGTGAGTTCCGGAACGTTGCCGATACGGGAGAAACCCATCGGCTTGCCGGTCAGCGGATCACGGTTCGCAGCCATCAGGCTACCTTGACCGGAGTAGTAGTAATTCTTCAGGGACATTTGTCGCTCCTTACTTGTTGGTGCTGCCTACGTTAATCACAGAGGTACGCCATGCTTGACTGTAGAAAATCATGCCATCGGATGATACGTCGTCTTCGGGCTTTTCGCCAGCCCAAATCCATGGGCGATTGTTGGCACTCTGATACCCATCGATTGCGAAGCGCATTTCATCGAGTAGATCAAACGCGCCTGGTTTGGTGTCTTCCTGCCCAGCAAAGTTGTATTGCAACGCAAGTATGATACTGAACTGGAAGGTCACCAAGGTAGAACTGCCTGAAGTCCTCGCTACAGGAGTTGCCTGATTACCCGCTGCCGGGGTAGCCCCGTCGTACGTAACACCTACCACCGGCAATTGCTGTAGGGTACTGTGCGCTTTCAAGTCATCGAGATCGAATATCGAAAACGCGCGCTCGCTAAACGCGGGCAGGGCAGATATGAGGTTAACTAGCTCCATCGACAGAGCTTCGATCCTGCGTTTTACGTCCCTAGGCATATCCTGTCTCCACCAATTTTTTCAACTTGCGCGAGGCTAGAGAACGGTAGGCACGGATGTCTAGCTCGTTCAACCCCATGAAGGGTCTAGCAGGTATCCTATCCGTACCGTAGTTCTGTACCCGCGCATACCATGCTACCTCGGGGTCAGTGACGCCGACGCGGAAGCCTAGACCCGTGTTGCTCGTGAGAAGCCCCGCGTTTCTACCGCGAATAACCCCAATGCTATCCCGCAAGGCACCGAACCGATATAGCGCCTGTTGAGGCTTCGGGGCACCTATACGTTTCTTGATCTCTACAGTACGAGGCTTCAGTGGCTCCCATGCGCTGTTGTCTGGCCCCCGCTGCGCATCGAACCGGGCGCGTATACGCCGAACTAATAGCTGTTTAGCCTCGTCACTCTCGACAACGTCGGGGAGGCCAAGGCGTATCCGCTTAAGCTTCGTTACTAGGGCCTGTTGGCCGGTAACTGCCATTAACTCACCTCGCTAGAGGTAGGCACACTCACCGCCATCCTCGGCCTCTCCAAGGGTGCCGCCTGCGTCCGCAGAAAACCCCAAACAGACCGGGCGACATTTACTTTCTGAAGCTTCTCCCGATTGGCGGGGTTGCTGGGCAGAGTGTTCAACTGCAACACCGCGGCGGTAATTGCAATCGATTTCAAAGTGTGGGGAATCTCGTCACCTTCCTCGAATCCGGAGGTGTAGGACACAGCCAGAGTACCGCGCCAACGAGGCATCGGGCGTAGGATGGATACCACACCCAAAGTAGCGTCTACGTGATACCTGCTTTCGGGTAGAACCTCTCCGACATTCGCGGAGGTCACGCTGGACCCGTCTTCGGTATAGCGTATCTCCACGCTATACGGGTCTATGAATCCTCGTGACAGTCGAAGCCTGCATTCCGGTTCCCGGTCCCCGCGGGAGGGACCAGTGTAGTTGAAGTGATCAACCGCACTGGCCTTACTCAACACCGTGTCTACTACCTGTTCTATCACCGAGAAAGACAGATCGAGAGCCTGCGAAGCGTTGGCAAGCGCAGAAGCGCTAGAAGCTACTCCCATAGCGGCGAGTACATTTTCAGGCTGTGCTAGGCGCATGGCTCAATCTACCTATCAACGGTTATAGATCAGGATTCGCTATCAGTGTCTTCTTTTTCGTCCCCATCCTGATGATCGTCACCTTCTGCGGACTTGGTGACTTTCGCCGTACGGGAGCGGGTAGCACGTTTCGGAGGGGCGGAGCCCTCTTCTTCCGGTGCTGCGGGAACGTCCTCGGGGTCCCCCTCCACAGCCTCGAAATACTTACGAGTCTCGTTAAGGGCGTTAACGTATTCGAGTTCATCCAGGGCGCTCGCAACCTCTGGGGTTACATGCACGGTCTGGTTGCGAACGACCACGCCGCCCAGGAGCGGGGACGAGAAACGATTGGTGCCGACAAGTTTGCGGCGGACTTGACCCGACATTAGATGCTCTCCTTACCTATGTAAATCTTATGACTCGCCAATCAAACAGGCTTGTCGAACCAGAAAAGAATGATGGAGTTGGTCACTCCACTAGACCGGATACCGCCAGTGGCCGAGCCGCCCGAGAGCGTAGCTCCGGAGATGGTCATCGAGTTACCTGTCTCCGCCAGGGTAATGGAGTTACCGCCGGTACCGTCCGCCAAAGCCACAAGGCTGACGACGTTGGATGCTGCGGTGGCCGACAGAGTCGGCTCGTTCAGACAAGCCTGCCAGCGGTTGATAGCTAGCGCGAGGTTTGCTGCGGTATGCGCGGCGCTAGCCCCGATAGGTACTAGCTGGTAGTCCCCGCGCTGCTCGACACTGACTGCGGCGACCAAGGTGAAAACCACCCCACCTACGGTAACCGTGTCGTTTGCGACGGCGGTACCCACGCTGATGGTACCTTTCGCACGAAGATCATCAATCGTGATCGTACCCGTGACATCGGTGATCGTGCCTGCGCTGTTGTTCAGCGCAGAGATCACAGTATCGTGTTGGCGAATGTCGGCAAGAGCGATCTTGGTGTTGGCTGCGGCGCCGGCCAGTACCGAGACCCGAAGCGACTGAAGCTCACGTATGGCACGTTCCGCAGTACCGGGGCCGGTAGTGTGAAACCCGGTACCGCCATGCCCTAGGAGGGGATTCTGTTCGATCATTATGCACATCTCCTGTAAAGGATTAAGGGCGCGCAAGTAGGATGAACCTACCTACGCACCCTCGGTACTGGTTAGATGTTCGTGTACTTCACGGTCGCATCGATATCTTCGATCTGAAGCGCGACGCGGGCGGTAAGCACGATGATGAATTCGCGCGAGCGAATGTCACGATCGGTCTCGACGCGGATATCACGCTGGATACCGAAGATCAGGTTCTGCATGAACGTCAGGAAACCCATGTTGCCCGAGCCCACAGCAGCAAGCATCGGCGCGGCCTCGATAGCGACGCCGCCTGCATACAGCGGGTTGTTCTGGGTCAGGGCGGTATCGCCGTACTCGGTGGCACGCTTCGAGACCTTGTTGCGGTAGTGGATGGTGTTGGCAACCGAAACAACGTGGCGAAGCTGGTTCAGGTTGCGCAGGTACTTCTGCGGCATGGTAAGCAGACCGTTGGTGAACATGTCTGGCGACACGCCAGCAGCGGCATTGTGCACCACGTTGACGTTCATGCGCTTGAGCCAACCATCGTGCAGGGCGAGGTAATCGTCGGGCGACGACTTGTCCGCAGCGAGGGCCAGTTCCTCCAGGTCGATAGCCGCGCGCTCGGCGATGAGGCGCATGATGTGGCCTTCCAGCGATTCGCCCTCGATGTTGTCTTCGAAGATCTCGTACGGCAGGCGGACCTCGGCGATGACTTCCTCGGTGTCCAGTCGGATCTGACTGGTGGTCGGGGCAGCACGATCTGCCTTACGAACGTACCGATCATTGCTACCGTCGTCGTTGGCACTGCCTTGGGTGCGAGCGGCACGCAGAATACGGTTGGCGAAACCGATCTTGTTGATCTTGCGCGAGGGGGCGTTCATGCGAATGATACGCGACTGGCGCAGGATCGTGGGCTGCTCCATGATGATGTCGATGAAGGTGTTGGCCTGCTCCGGGTCCAGTAGACCGCCGTTGGCGTTCAGGTCGGCGATGGCAAGGTCAGCACGTTGCAGAAGGGATTGATTCGATTCGGGCATTTGACTCTCCTAGAAACTTGAAAATTGGTGGGGGTTGCTTAGGCGCGACCCAGGACGCCAGCGAACACGTCGCGTTTCTTGCTCTCGCCAGAAGTGGACACATCCGGGCTATCCGAACGGACCACAGTGGTTGCTGCCATGTCGGTGACTTTCGTCTGGACACCAGAGACCGACTTGGTGAGTTCTTCGACGGAGCGGGTCAGGGTCTCGAGAGCGGAGAGGGTTGCCTTCTGGGCGGCATCCGCTGCATCGTCGTTACGGGTGACGGTATCCTCGGCCTTCTGCGCGGGAGCGTCGTTCTTGCCCGCCGCAAGTGCCGCCGTGACCGCCAGGGTGATCATCTCTTGCACATCGGCGCGGGTAAGCTGCTCCGTGTTGGTATTGCTGTTGGCTGCGGTCTCGGTACTTTGCTGGTCTTGCTGCGTCTTGTCGGTCATCTCAGACTCCTTTTTCGTGTTGCTGGATCGTTGAACTAGGACTACACCTGCGGGTAGACCGTCCAGAAGGTTACCCATATACAAAGCGAATTGTGCCGACGCTCGGTATATAAGTTCTTTACGCGCCGCCAAAGGTAGGTAGCTGTAGAACATGATGTTATCCACCACGTCCCGGAATTTGTAGATAGCGGACTCCGTCAAATTACAAAATTCCACATCCGCGAGAGCCGCCGCAAAATCTAGCTGCCCCCACCCCCAAGACCCATACGCTGCCTCAGAGACTACCGATGCGATGCTAGCCGGTACATCGTTTTCTTCCGACCGAGTAACGGTAACCGTGACACCGTCCTCTAGTTCGATCTTACCTGCGCTACCCACCGACCCTTCGCTGGAACGAGTGAATACGTAGTGCGTGTCGGTATTCTCAGCGCCCCACTCAGCAATGTCAATAGCTTTTTGCGAAAGGTATTCCTGTACCTGATCGTCAGAGCGAAATACTTCCTTATCCAGCGAGATTGAAATCAATTTCAATCCGCTATCTGGGCGGGTGGCCTCCCCGGTGTCTGTGCGAAGCATTGTGACGAATCGTCCATTACCGAGACTCACGCGGATGGTGGGGGCGTCAGCCTCGGCAGTATCACTACGACGCAATACCAACTCGCCGCTGTCGGTCTCGGTGATATCGTACCCGTCCAGACCAAAGTTTTTGGCTTCTGCTTCTGCGTCCTCTCTGCTGGTGCCTGCGGGGAACGTAACGCTGAGAAAGGCTGATCGGGAGTCCGCTCGCTGCCGGCGTACACGCTTAACCGGTACAGATACCTCTTCGCCGTTGTCCCCTCGAACGACCCGGAAAGCTACTTGGTTTGCCGGTGTGCGGGTTAGAGTCAGCGACACCGGGGCAACCGCACTAGCTACCGACACTTCCTTACTCTTCTTCGCCATTACTATTTACCTCCATCAAAATTGTATACCTATGTACATGGTTAGCCGAATAGTCGGTGACACTGTGGGTAGTGATCGTATGGCTATGCCCATTAACTTCATCGGTACCGCCCTCTACGGGGCGATTATTGTCGTCTACCCACACAGCGAACGTGTGCCGATGCCCATCATACGGGTCTGGCTCAGTCATGCCTGTACGAAAGTTATCGTCGTCGTACTCCAATATAGCAGACAGTAGACCTACGATAGCTTCATAAGAAAACCCGTTTAACTCGCCGGATAGTACCCTATCCCAGATGTCGTCGTCTTCTATGCGCATACCGACGACCCACGAACCTTTGATAAAGGTGGGGTCCCCCTCGCGCACTATGAACGACTCTACGACGTACACGCCTCGATTCCGGATATCGACCCGGTCATGCTCTACGTCGATAATGTAACCTTTCTTCATGAAAAGGTACGCGGCCTCTGTGATCTCCTTTTCGGTCCAGTAATCCCCGAAAACGTTGGGTACTTCAGGGATCAAGACCTCTGCCATGACCACGCGTTCCCACCCTTCGTCACTACGGGTATGTAGGGTTAGGTTAGGCATATTTACTCCTGCCCATGCTCAGGTTGTCGCGGAGACACGTTACCGTCATCCTCGGTATTCTTCGTGTCTTGGTCTTTGCCCCGTTGCTCGATATGCGTGTTTTTCACCAAATCACGCAGCGTAAGCGCTATCGGCTGGTCCATCCACGGCTCATACCCTTTCTCCCCCTCCTTCGGATATAGCGGCAGTTCCGTGCGGAGGGCATTTGCCGCCGAAATCTGCGCCCCGCGAGGAGTCAGACCACCCATAACGTTCAGTGCAGTAAGCGCTTTCAGTAGTATCTCCGGGTTGGTGATCGAGGGGTTCTTACTACGCAGCTTGACCGTCTTAAAACCCAGACCCTGCCTGCCTGTTACCACGGTTTTATTGTAAACCTCATCGTAGGATGCGCGGTCTGGGGCATACACCTGCGATTCTGCGACAAATGTACTAACGTTAGCTGTGGCGAACGTCACGTCCTGCGATAGGCCCACAGCTACGGGAGGCAAACGGAACGAGGAGCGTATTTTCGCTTGGTTGGCTTCGTCGTAGTCCTTGAAAAGCGCATCGCTCGGTCGAGAGTCCGTAAGCTTATCTACCTTTAGCTGTATGGTGCCGCCTTTTTCGTCTAGTGACTCCCGATCCGCTACAGCCTCTACCAGCATAATCTGGTTCTGTCTCTCCTTGCCGATGTTTTGATTTTTTAGCGCACTCTGCAAGCTGAGCCACGATTGGTTTGTCAGGCGACCACCAGCCACCGACAAAATCATGGGAGGAACCGTATTGTCCTCGAAGTACCGTAGGTTTACCTCTTCAGCCTCCCGAGACCCAAGAATGGAAGGTATCTGGTTACTCCAGCACGGCACACCATACGCGTCCTCCGAATTGTAGCGAATATGTACAAGTTCGGTGGCCTCGTCTTCCGGCGATACAGGGTAATCCGCGGACTCGAATCGACCAGTACGGCAGTTAAGCTTTCGAGGGTCCCCAAACTCTTTGAAATACACTATCTGCCCAGACACTATCTGAACGTACATACGAAAACGCTTGTATTCGCGGACATTAACTACCCTTGGGCCGCGGGCCACATCGTACGTAACCAGCACGTTTTCTTCGTGCTTCGGGCAAAGACGAGTGTACATGGCCGGGGCGTGACGCAGTATAGAAACGCGGCGGCTTCGATCACGCACTACCTCGAAGAAACCAAAACCGAATGTCTCCTTGTCTTGCACAACCAAACTGTGTAGGGTCATCAGAGATTGGTCGGAATTAGGGCTCTCGATAAAGGACTCTAGCTCTTCTTTCTCTGCGGGGTCCATCTCGATATCCGGGTGGGCCCGTACCACCTCGAAACCGCACAAGCCTACGTTGGTTACTTTCGCAGCAATACACTGCTTGAGCATATTGCTTATCGAGTATAGGCGGACAATGTGCGATATATCGTACGGGGTGGGTAGAGGCGCTACACCTCCCGCGATAGAGGCGCCGTAGTCATTCTGTACCTGCCTTGATATATCCGCGCGGCGTACCGACTTGGTTTTAGATACGGTGCGGATATTCAAAGATATCGCGTCGTCGCGTCGAACGCGGCGGATTCTGCGAGGCTCACTCATACTCCGGACTCCTTGCGTGCACTATTGTAAGTATATCCTCGTGCTCGAAGTATGTCGTTAAGACAGAGGCGCGTAGTATCGGGTTCATGGGTAAACATCTTGACGATCCACCCGCCTTTGCCTTCCGACACTACCTCGATGCTGCATCTCCCGGAGAGCAAGCGACGACATTCTTCCCGCAACACGCTCGCTTCAGAGTCCACAGAGGTCTTGTACGCGTTCGGTGCATCTACCCCCATGAGCCGAACCCGAACACGCTTGAACAAGCCGTCTACCCCGAGGTTGACCAACAGTATGTAGTCGTCGGCGGAATGTACCTCCTCAACCTTTGCGCAATATATCTTCACCTGATCCCTCGCTATCACGGTTTTACCTCAAAAATAAAGGGCTGGTAGAAATATATGTTTTTTATAGGTAAAAGGCAACACAAAAACTGTAGTCAATAAAAAACCCGGCGCTAGGCCGGGTTTGCAATCGATTTCAAACATACTTGCAGACTTTGTACTACTCCCCCACCCATCTACCCCTGCGGGAGGGTGACCACGTAGTACTACTTATACTCTAGTTCCTGCCGTAGGAACTCAACCTCTGCTCGTAATGCGGCGGCTTCGCCCTGGGCGACCAGCATTCGCCCTCTTGCTGTCCTGCGCTCGGCGCGATTCATTGGCGGGCAGATGGCGTCATATGCTTCTTCTCTCTTGCAGTTAAGCCGAGCTTCGCGCATCTCTTCTTCTGTAGGCGTACATCGCATCATGACTTAGGCCCCTATAGGTCAAATTTCTCGAGGCAACAAGCCAAACAGTCTATGTAGTATGCGCTCCTTGAGCGTAGCGTACCGGGACTTACCAATACCGTTGACGAGCAACAATCCGTCAGCCTTCTCGGTAGCACGAATGTCCTGGGTATCTAGTCGATGCGCCATTTCTAGAAGAATGTGCTTAGCGGCGGCTTGGTTAGCATCGTCATTATAGGTAAGGCACCGGGCTATGCCGCGGGCTTTGCTCGTCAATTCAGCCGTGTTCATAGTTTCCCTTCGTGTAGTACGCGCAGTGGTCTTTCAGGTCCTTGCGCCGGTTGATGTGACCACCCATCGGGTGCGGGGCGTCTTTATATAGCCAACAGAAAGCTTGTGGCAGTTCCGGAACTTTGTACGGGTATTTGCACCTACCATCTCCGCTTGGATGTAGTCTCCCATTCGTGGTTTTGCTCCATAGAGCCCATTTGCAATAGGTACAGTTCCTCATGCTACGCTTTCCTTCATACAATACGGTCGAATTCAGCCATTGGAGGTTTCCTCTGCTGCCCAGCGGTATATCGCATCACACATCCGAGCCTTCGCCCAATCGTTGTGTATCGGGAGGCCAAATTCGTGGTGGCACACATTAAGCGCAATGACGTTTAGCTCGCGCAACAACTCTTCGCACTTCGCTGGGTTTTTCGCCAAATCCTTAACGGGATCGCTCGGCGCGGGCTTTGTTGAGGTGCCTTGCCGCCACGCGACGATCCGGTCCCGGTCTTCCTCATCCAGTACGCGCTCGTCCGTCAGTTCGCGGATGTCGTCATGAAGGCGGGCAACCTCTGTTTTCGCAAAGTCACGCTCTTTCTCGACCGCTTCTAGCTTCGTAAGCAGCTCCGCGTTTCGGTCAAGTGCCGTCATCCAGTTTTTGTAGTCGTCACGGCGGGCAGACTCAGCCGCTTCGAGTCGGTCGAGCAGTTCGGAGACTGCTGCGGGGTTGACTGCTGCGTAAAACTTCGCAAGCGGTAACGATTGATGCCCAGCGTAATACTGATCGCAGTCGATAGTGGCGACGGGATAGGTGCTGCCATCTTCGTCAATATGCCCGACCACTGCGGCTGGAGCGTCTTCACTTTGATCGAGCCATGCTTGATTGCAGTTGCTCCATCCGCTTACCGCTTGCGCCAGTCGGCGCAGTTCGTTGATGTCGAGTGTCATTTCATGTGTCTCCCAATTTCTGCTGCTGCACGGACGATTGCACGTTCTGTGCGCCAGGTCTTTCTGGCAAGGGCATCCAGTGGGTCGGCTCAACCATGACATAAGGCCACGACCACACTCCATAGACAGGGCTCCAGAACCCATCGGCTATACGACCTTTCGGAGTAGCTAGCAGAATAAAACTTCCGTCCTTTGGCGCCGTTTCAATCGGTTGCCACAACATCATTCTCCTTTTGCGCCGTGGTGTTTCGCGGCCTTCCATGCTGCCGCCCATACCCCAGACTCAACGCGCCAGTCCCGATCCGTGAATGACTGTGAAAAGTGCTGCTCGAACGCCTCCGACATGCCCGGATACGGCGCATCAGGGCTTCGGTGCAGCGCGTTGCTGAATCGTGCCCATGCTTTGCGGATGGGCTCGTCTTTTTCACTAGGCGCGGGCTGTGCCCCGGTAACGCGAGCCTCGATTGCTTTCCACGTCGGCTCGTATTCCGGCCAGTCGGACTCGACGATAAGCCCTTTAAACGGGGGCTTATTAGCGCAGTCTCGCCCAGCGTCAATCTCGTTCTTCATCATCGCCAGGTATGCCCTGTCAGCATCTGTCAAGTATCTTTCAACATCGGATACCTTGAAAACGATGTAGCGATCTTCCCGCTTGAATTCATTACTCATTTCTCTTCTCCTTTTGCGCCGGGGGCGAGGTAGAGCGGGATTGAGTACGCAGCCAGCGCCCCAACTACGGCTTTCCCCCAAACGTGCTTTACGGCATTGGTCACAACATCGGAGTCGCGCCGAGTTTCGTGCAGCCACGCAACCGGCTCCTGCCGCTCCATTTCCCTGATACGGGCGAGCAGGTCGTCACGCTCGTTCGCTACAGCGTTTAGCTCTGACCCGAGCGAATCAATAATCCTTTCCTTCAGGGCAATGTCTTTCTCTGCCGCTTCGAGGCGGTCGCTAAAGGACTCTAGCTCTTCTGCCGCCTCGCCGGCAAAGCGGTACCCTTCCTCTGCGAGGATACGTAGCCTCTTGACCTTATCACTCATGTAACCTCCTTTTACATCTATCGCTATACGTCGATGTACATCTCTACGTCTTTTACCAGTCGGTAGAGTACGTAGTTACCGTCTCTCCCGGACGCCTCTAGGATCTTCGCCCTTCGTAGGGTGCGAATGGCAGTTTTTACTTGCTCCTCTGTCAGACCTAGCCGCGTAGCTAAGGTTGAACTTGTCCATCCAGGCTCGAAAGCCGGACCTATCAGCCACATATATACTGTGTGCGGGTGGCTACCGATCACGAACTTGTGTATCGGCTTTTCCTTTACCGCGCGACCTGCCGAATCTTTTCGCTGTAGCGGTGTCTTGTGGGCTGCTAGGAGTTGCGCTAGTAGATCCATCATCGTCTTCCTTTGCAATCGATTTCAAAGAACCACGTTTCTTGGTGTGTCTTTGGTGTGGGTTCTTGCCGAACCTGAACGGATACAACACGCAATTCGTGGCGCTGCACTCTGCCACCATGCGAGGTTGGCACCCCATACATAGGACGCAAAACGCTCGTATAGCTCTGAGCGGAGAATCCGCGCGGTCCCTGTACCGTTGTTCAATCCTATCAAGGTTGGCCTTCTCGGTCTCCCCCACGCTAGGGGACTCTGTCTCTTGCCCAACATCCTCATCATCCTCCTCGGTCGGGCGGGTTCTCTTGATCCTGGAAAGCATTACTCACCTCTATATGTTTGTAGGTACCCAGTCTGGGCGGCTAGTATATCGCCAAAGAAAAACTATCGCGGAGCCGTCTAGGTAGGTTGCCAGTAGTCTCCAAGTATCTGTGCTCGGTATATTGATTAATTTCAGGTACGCCGGGTGCTCCTCGCATATACCTGAAGGGAGGTTAGACCCAACACACTGTACCAGCTCAGGTGTAACGTGTATGTACGCCTTAGCCATGCTCCCCCCAGCAAACACTAATACCGTGCTAGCTAGTCTGGGGTTATGTCTCGGCTTAAGTGCCCGCCTAATTCGACAACTCTTAGGTTCAGCCCGGTATATCGGGGTCATACCCATCTCAGAATGTGCTCTTCGCTATGATTTAGTAGTCGGGCGCTCCGCGGTTCCCAGACAACGCACGCCGCAAGGCACTGCCTACGGACTCTTCTAGACGCATCATAATCGTGTGATAGATTCGCTCCTGCATTTCTTCAGCAAGTACTATCTGACTATACCTGACTAGGTCGTCACTAACGTCTAGTACCATACTAGGAATATATACACGGTACGTTCTTGTTCTAAGGTCGTACTCTATCCTTACACCTGCTTGCTCTTGCGCAGGCAAACTACTATCGTACCTTAGTGTCCCCGCGAAAAAGCTTGTCGCTGGCTCTTGCGTATGCATCTGTTCTCGAGTAGCGCTAGCAGCCTCCTCTTTCGGCGGCATAGTATGCTGCCGGTGACGAGTAACCCGTATCCGTTTCGACAACATGCTACCTCCCTACGGCGCGTACGGTACCAGTTCGCTTGTCGCACGATACCGCGGACAATGCAGGGTGCCCTATTAGTGCTTCTGCGAGTTCGCTCGGAGGTACATACGAGGGAGGTACCAACTCCAACGCAAAATGCTCCGTCCAGCTAAAGGCGGGGTAGTCGTTAAACCGGAACGACTCAAACCCCCTCACTATACTAACCCTCGGTATACCCAACGTAACCAATAGGTGGTCGTACACTTCCCCTGCCTGAGCGAAAAGCTCCTCACTTATTCGCGGCCCCGGCATGTTGGGGACCCCGGTACGGATAGCATGCTCGCTATAGAGAAAGTCCGATAGCACCGTAAACCGGGATGTACGTACGTGCTGCGCTTGCCGGATCCCCCCGCCGTGATAAGTGGGGTACCCT